TGGAACAACAATTGGACACACAGACGACACAGATTTAATAACACTTGCAGACGGTATCGCAACTGTAGCGGGTGAGGTATCAATGACGACACTAGATATTGGTGGTACAAATGTAACATCAACTGCTGTAGAATTAAACTATGTGGACGGCGTTACAAGTAATGTTCAAACACAGTTAGATACTAAAACTTCTACTGGGAAAGCCGTTGCATTAGCTTTAATATTTGGGTAGTATAAATTTGGGTAGTATAACTTGTATAAATATATGAAGAAGAACACAATATTGAACGAAGAAGAAAAAAAAGAGATAATGAAACAAATGAAGTCTGATAGTAAAGTTGATTTTGTTGATGTTATTATTGAAATGAAAAAAAAACAAAGGAGAAAATTAAATGGCAACACCAAATCTAATTAATGTAGATACTATTACACCAGTAACTAATGTTTTGGCAGTAACTACAAGTAGAGTGGCTATTATTGATGTAGCAGCCGAATATGTTGCAAAAGTTAATACTTTGATTATTGCAAATATTGATGGCTCAAACGCTGCAGACATTACTGTAGAAATTAGTATTAACAACGGTTCGGCTTATTTTCCAATTGCAAGTACTGTTTCTGTTCCTGCGGATGCATCTGTAGTAATAATAGGTAAAGATAGTAGTTTATATCTAGACGAAACTGATTTACTAACAATAACAGCATCAGCAGCAGATGATTTAGTTGCAACTGTTTCATATGAATTAATTAAAGACGCTTAGGAGATATAATAGATGGCACACTTTGCAGAATTGGATAGCAATAATGTCGTTTTACGGACTATTGTTATCAGTAATGATGATGTAACAGCTAATGGTGGTGAAAAGTCAACACAAGCTGAAACATTTGTAAAAAATTTAATCCCTCTCGAAGGAGATGGACAAGTATGGAAACAAACATCTTTTAATAAAAATTTTAGAAGGCAATATGCTGGACCAGGGTTTACTTATGATCCTACAAATGATATTTTTATAGAAGAAAAACCATTTCCTTCTTGGGTTTTAAATCTACAAGGATCAAAAGACGATGGATATATTGATTGGGATCCACCTGTAGCAATGCCAACAGGAGATAATGATAAATATGAAGATCCCGAAGAAAATGACGCCCCATATTATCCTAAATGGGATGAAGAAAATACGAGATGGACAGGTCATAAAATTATTGCAAGAACAGGTGATAATGATAATGATATTAAAAATGTGTATTGGGATGCAGACAACTCAACATGGAAAGATATATAGGAGAATAATATGGGAGCAGTAGGAAGAGGTGGAGGATTAGGAAAAGCTTTAGCAGACCCAGCACCAGGTTCACAATCTGCTAAAACATCAACATTTCAATCATCTGGACAATTTACAAAACTAGGAAAAACAACACAAGTTGATGTACTAGTTGTTGCAGGTGGCGGTGGAGCCAGTGAATATGCAGGTTCAGGAGGAGGTGCTGGTGGTATGCGAAAACTTACAAATAGTCCTGTTACATCAGCTAGTGCATTTGCTGTTACAGTAGGTGGTGGTGGTGCTGTTTCAAATAACGGAACAAAAGGACAAGATTCAGTATTTGCAAATCCAGCTGCACCAATAACTTCTACCGGTGGTGGAAAAGGACATCCAAGTGGTTATCCTCCTACTCCTGCTGGAGGTCCTGGTAATGGAGGTTCTGGTGGTGGAGGAGGAGCAAATCATAACACTCCCGCCAATAATGAAGGTGCTGGTGGAGAAGGCAATGAAGGTGGTTTTACTCCTGTTGAAGGATATGATGGAGGTGCTGGCGCACCTGGATCTAATCCTCATCACGAAAGTAGAGACCCAGCTGGAGGTGGCGGTGGTGCTAGCGCAGTAGGTGGTTCTGTTGCAGAAGACAATCCAACTGAAGGTGCTGTTGGTGGTGCTGGAACTGCTGATTCAATTTCTGGTTCATCTGTAACTTATTCTGGTGGCGGTGGAGGAAAAGGCGGAACTGGTTCTGGTAATGCTGCTGGCGGTGCTGGTGGCGGAGGTGCTGGTGGAGAAGGATTAGGATATCCATATCCCGGAAGTATGCCATCTGGAGCTGACGGAGAAGCTGGTACAACAAATACAGGTGGAGGTGGCGGTGGCGCTGGTTATGCTCCTGCAGGAGGAGAAGGTGGTGCTGGTGGTTCTGGAATTGTTATTGTTAAAGAAGCAGCAGTTAGTTACCATAATGCTCCAGGTATATGGACTTTATCAGATGTGGCTGTGTTTGAAGCTGCAGATACTTGGCCAACATAGACTAAATATATAATATAAGAAAGAAATTTATTCTTTCTAAATAAATTGAGGTGATAATATTATGCTTTTTAAAAATGATTATTGGTATTTTACAGCTGGTTTACCAGAAAAAATTTGTGATGATATAGTAAAATATGCTCTTTCTCAGGAAGAAGTAGAAGGAGTTACTGGTGGTATAGAACCAGGTACTGACAGCAAAGACAAACAAGTAAGAAATTCTGACCTAGTTTGGTTAAATGAACGATGGATATATAACGAAATACATCCGTTTATAAACATGGCAAATAAAAATGCTGGTTGGAATTTTGATTGGGATTGGTCAGAAACTTTACAATTTACAAAATATAAAACTAATCAACACTATAACTGGCATCAAGACGCTTGGGATTCCCCCTATACTGATGAGCATTCTCACTCTAATTACAAAGGTAAAATAAGAAAGCTATCTATTAGTGTAATTTTATCTAATGAAAATGATTATGAAGGTGGTGATTTTCAATTTGATTATAGACACAAGTATAAAGACGATAAAAAATTAGTTGATACTGTAAAAGGTATTAGACCTAAAGGGTCTGTTCTTGTTTTCCCATCTTATCTTTGGCACAAAGTAACACCAGTTACATCTGGTACACGATACTCTTTAGTTAATTGGGTATTGGGTAACCCTTACAAGTAAAGGATTATATGAATATACATATCAAAACAGATTGTCAACCATTTCCCTTTTTAGTAGTTGATGATTTTTTTACAAAAGAACAGTTAGATGGTATTTGGAAAGAGTTAAATTTTTATGAGGGTAAAACTGTTACTGATGAACATAATGTTGCTAGAGATAAAGGTAAAAAAATGGCTCAAGTAAAAAGATTATATTTAGATAATATTTACAAACCTCAAGGCAGACACCTTTCTAGTATTTTAAGTAGTATGGATTTAAATTTATGGAATCAAACAATGGTTCAAGCATATAAAAAAACCACACCATCTTGGTTGCATTTTTGGTCATCAAATTTAGACCACACACAATTAGGGTATATGGAGAATAGTGATTTTTATACTGCTCATTTTGATGTAAGTTTTCACACTTGTTTAATTTGGTTATTTAAAGAACCTAAAAAATTTGAAGGAGGAGATTTAATATTTACACAACCTAAAGTAAAAGTAGATTGTACCTACAATAGAATGGTTTTATTTCCTTCTTATTATATGCACGCCGTATCTGAATTAAAAATGGCAAAAGAAGATATGAATAAAGGAAACGGAAGATGGGTCTTAACAAAATTTGTAGAAAGATATCAGGCACCCAATGAGCACGGAGATGTTTCCATACATGAATGAAATTAATGTATATGACCATTTTTTAACACATAAAGGATGTAAACAATATGCTTTAATGTTGCCAAATAAAAAAACAGGATTTCTTGCTACTAAATTATTAATTACTGATGATCCTATTGTAGATGGTGTAAAAAATTTTATTAAAAAAAGAAAAGGATTAGATTTAGAAATAGATACAGCAGAGATATGTAACTGGCATAAAGACTCTGAAAGTGAGCTACATATACATGATAGTAGAGGTAGAGGAAATACAAAATATAATAGTATCATATATCTTAATAAAAAATTTACTGGAGGAGAATTTTATACTAGTGATAATCAAATTATAGAACCAGAGGTTGGTATGTTAGTTCATTTTGATGGATCAAAAATTTGGCATGGAATAAAAAAGATATTAGATAATGATAGACATAGTATAATGTTTTTTTGGAAAAGATAAAATGAAAATATTAGATTTAATTGATAAAGGCACAATAGTTACTCATGTTAATTTTTTAGACAATAATATTTGGCAAGAATTATTAACAAAAAAAGATTTGTTTAAGTATATGGCAAGTCATCAACCTAAAAGTGCTTTTCATCAAAATAGATTTGATGCTATGCCTGTTTGGGAAACTAACTATTTTGATAAAATAGAACCAGAGTTAAATAATAAAATTAAAAAACATTTTGAAAATTTGCTTGATATACAACTTTCTTATTTTTATTGTTTTGTAAGATTGACATTAACTTCAGAACTTAAAGAATCTACTCAATTTAAAGATAGTAAATATGGGTTTGTACACAACGATAGATCTAGTCTTGGTGGATTAATTCCTTTTGAACAATCATGGTTAGGTGGCACAGCATTTTTTGAACACGAATATGAAAAAGTTCCAGAAATAGTTTATGGTTCTCATCCTAATAGATTACTTTTATTCAATGGAAAAAGACATCATGCAGCTTGCCATGATTATAGAATAGAAAAAAGATATTACTTAAATTGTTTTATGGATATATAATGTTAGATAAAATCAAAGAATTTGCAAAAGAAGTTGATATATCTAAAGCAAATGTTATTAATGAATATATTAAGTCTTTACAAGATGAAAATAGAATATTGTCTTATTGGGATAACGGATTTAAAGACAATCCAAAAAAATACATAGATGATATAAATGTTAATAGATATGTTTCTTATAATGATAGAAAAAAAATAAGAAATAATAGATTTTGTCCAGAAGAAATATTTGATTACACTTGTGGTTCTTTTAATCGAGTTATGCGCTGGAAAGGAATACCACTTTATAAAAATACATATGACTTTGCTTTATATCCAACAATACTTACTGAGATACAACCAAAAACAATTATTGAATTAGGAACAGGTGATGGTGCCAGTTGTATTTGGTATAAAGACATTCTACAAAGCAATAATCTTGAAAGTAAAATAATTACATTTGATATACACAAGCCAATTAAATATTTTAAAGGCATAGAATATGAACAATTTAATTTAAATAATATTAATGAAGTAACATTTAACAACTGTTCACATCCTTGGTTAGTTATTGAAGATTGTCATAGTAATCTAGGTGGCATTTTAAACTATTTTGATAAACAAATGATATCTGGTGATTATTTAATTATTGAAGATAATTCAAAACAAAAACAAAAAATTATAGATGAATTTAACAACATAAATAATTACACCGTAGATACAAGGTATAGTGATTTCTATGGTTATAACAATTGTTCATTTTCGGACTCAATATTGAAAAAAATATGAAACAAATAAAAAATGATATATCAGTTTACATTCAAAATGTAGCTGCACATAAATTTATGAAAGATAAACTTTTAGGTTTAGTTGATGATTGTAAATCTAATCCACTTGATAATGTTTCAAATACAGATTGGCATGAATCTAACATAGAAAGAAAGTATTGGGATTGTTTTTACTCAATGATAGAACCTTATTTAGAAAATTTGTGTTTACGATTAAATAAAGAAAAATTTACTATAGTTAATTATTGGTTTCAACAATATGAAACAAACTCAAAACACGATTGGCACATACACTTTGACAATCTTACAAAAATATTTTCAGGCAGGGCGCAAGAAGAACATAATCAATGGGTAGAAAAAGCAGACGGTTTTGGTGGCATATATTATCTTGAGCTACCAGAAGATGTAGGAACAGAATTTTTAAATTATCCTAAATTAGATTATCAAGAAGGCGACCTTGTTACTTTTCCAGCATTTTTACCACACCGTTCTCCAATAAATTTAACTAATAAGAGAAAAACATCAATTGTTTTTAATTATACTTATGAGTAATATTACTATACTTAAAGATTATTTACCCAAAGATACTCTTGAACATATAAAATATGAAATAAAATGTGCTCAATTTCCTTGGTTTTATTCTTGTGTTACTTATCCACATGAACCTGGTTTTATGTTTACACATAGATTTTATGATATAGAGGGTGGTATAAAAAGTGGTAGATTTGGTGATTTAATTTTACCAATATTAGGAAATATAAAGTTTAAAGTTTTAAGAAGAATTAAAGCCAATTGTTACACTAAGGGTAAGAATCATATAAAACATGACTATCATATTGATGATAAAGTAAAACATAAAGTAGCATTATTTGCAGTTAATACAAATAACGGTTACACAGAATTTGAGAATGGTGAAACAATACCATCGGTAGAAAACACATTAACAATTTTTGATGGTAGTGTTAAGCACAGAAGCGTAACACAGACAGATGAACATTTGAGAATAAATATTAATATAAACTATGATGAGGAAATATGGAAACAGTAAATTATAAGATAGTAAAACAAGCAATTTCAAGCGAACTAGCAAATTTTGTCTATCAATATTTTTTAAATAAAAGAAAAGTAGCAAAAAAATTATTTGAAGAAAGATATATTTCTGAATTTAATATTGATTACGGATCTTGGTCTGATAAACAAATACCCAATACATATTCACATTACGCTGATGTAGCAATGGAAACATTGTTAGAAAATATGATACCTGTTATGGAACAAGAAACAGGATTAAAATTAATTCCAACTTATTCTTATGCTAGAATATATAAAAAGGGAGATATATTACATAGACACAAAGATAGAGAATCTTGTCAAATATCATGTACTATTAATTTAGGTGGTGATGAATGGCCAATATATTTAAGTCCAGATGAAAATGTGGGTAGACCTGATGGTAAAAACATTACTGTTAAAAGTAATGCTAAAGGTGTAAAAGTATTGTTAAATCCAGGAGATTTGTTAATATATGAGGGGTGTAATTTAGAACATTGGAGAGAAGAATTTGAGGGTGATAATTGTGGTCAAGTATTTCTACACTACAATAATGCTAGTTCTGAAGGATCAGAACAAAATAGATTTGATGGTAGACCTTTTCTAGGGTTACCAACTTGGTTTAAGTCTTAAATATATTATAAATATAAGAAAAGATTTAATATATAGGAATTTGACTCATGGCAACAATACAAAACATTACTATTGACCAAGATGCTGATTATACAGAAACAGTAACTGTCAAAGACTCTACAGGAACAGTAGTAGATTTGACTGGTCAAACAGTAACTAGTAAGTTAAGAAAGACACACTTATCAACTAGTGCAACAAGTTTTACGACAGCAATCGTAAGTGCAACTGATGGCACAGCTTCTATTACATTGACAGATACAGTAACATCTGCCCTTGCTGAAGGTCGATATGTCTGGGATTTAACTACAACTACTAGTGCTGGATTAATCACTAGAAGAATAGAAGGAAGAGTTACAATAACACCAAGTGTAACTAGATAAGTCATGGACATTGATGTAGATATTGAAAAACAAATTGCTCAACTACAAGAAGCGAAATTAAAAGAAAATATTGAGAAGGTTATTCCTAAAGATTTTGATGTTGAATTAGGTGCTTTCTTTTCTACAGTTGTTGAAGAAAAAAAAGACTTAAAAGAAAAGGTAAAAAAAGATGAAGTTAAGATTAAGGAGTTTGAAGAACTTTTTACAAATTTAACTTTAAAAAAGAAAAAAAATAAAAAGAAAAAAGTATTATTGGTTGAACCTGAAAAACCAGAAGAAATAGTTAGTCAGACAAAAATTGCAGATAAAGAGTTAGATGAAAGTATAATTAGCAAAGTATCAAAACAGCTTTCTGAAATGCAAGTTGCAACAGAATTAGATAAAAACAGAATTAAAAAATTAGAAGAATTAAATACACTAGAAAAATTAAAAAAAGAATTTTTATCGTTTAGAGATATAGTTTCTAAACAAATGGGAACAATTGGCGGAGGTGGTGAAACACAATTAAAATATCTTGATGATGTTGACAGTAGTAGTGCTTTAATAGATAAAAGAGTTTTACAATATGATAGTGCAACTGGTAAATTTATAGGCACAACTTTAGAGACCGAAGATTTAATTTTAAATGGTACAGATGCAAGTAGTTCAAATGCAGGTGATAGACTTGTTTTAGATGGTACAGATTCATCTTCTTCAAATGCAGGTGATGGTGTAGATTTACAAGATGGAACATTTGGTGGTTCGGTAGATTTAAGTGCTGTGGATCAACACATTGTACCATTAGAAAGTACAACATACGATTTAGGTAGTTCATCTAAAAGATGGCGAGATATCTACCTATCAGGTAATACAATTGACTTAGCAGGCGCAACAATATCAAGTGATGGTTCTGGAACTGTATCTATTTCCGCTGATGGTGTTACACTTCCTTCAGGATCAAAAGTTGGTACAACGACAATTGCGAAAGCTTCTTCTAATGGAATATCAGTAACAGATGTTCCTTTTTTTAGTGCTTCAGATGGATTAAGCACAGCAAATAAAACTTTTCAATTTGCAGCCGCTGGCGATTCTTTTGCCTATACTAGCACAGGAACATTTATATTAGCCGCAGGAACAACATTAGAGGCACAAGACATAACATTATTTAAATTTTAAGGATAAACTATGGCAGATAAAACACCAATAAGAGCAGTATTTACAGGTAGTACTGCAACAGGTTTAGCAGAATTTCAATCTGGAGATACATTAGGATTAACACATGGTGGACTTGGTGCTTCTCTATCAATAGGAAGTGCAGGACAAGTAATAAAAGTTAATTCAGGTGCTAGTGCGTTAGAATTTGGTAGTGTAGAGGCTGTCTTTAATATTGACGGTATGACCGATGGTACAAGTATTACCATTGTTGATGGTGATGACTTTGCTATATCTGATGGTGGAACTGAAAAGAAAGTAAATGCCTCTCAAATTAAAACATATATTTCAACTTCTCCAACAATAACAGGTACTGCTACAATGGCAGATTTAGATATATCTGGTGATGTTGATGTAGATGGTACTCTTGAAACAGACGCCTTATCTTTAAATGGAACAGCAGTTAGTTCAACTGCCGCTGAGTTAAATGCATTAGATGGTATTACAGCAGTTGTTGGTGAGCTTAACGCTTTAGACATAGGTAGTACAGCAGTCGGAACAGCTGTAGCAAGTAAAGCAGTTATATTAGA